GGCAAGTGGGGGTGGGTCCTGGAGTGGGCTGTTTGCGGCACCGAAGTGGTGGTGTGTGCCCGCCTTTGGCTCGGCGCTGGCCCCGTTCACATCCGCGGGCGGGGGTCCTCGCCGGAGACTGCTGCGGCATCGTTCTTGGCGTGCGTGGCGGGTGCTCGGCCGTGAGCGCACGTCTTACGCCAACCCTTTGCGCAGCCATCCGCACGCGCTCTCGGGAGTGCTGGTCGCTGATTTGGGACACGGACGAGCAGGGGGCGATGCTGTTCAACGAGGCGGGCGAGGGGACGTGGTACTCGGTGCAGGAGTTGGACCGGATGGCGGGGGAGGGGAAGGATGAGCATGAATCCCCCTGACCAAGACCTCCCCGGCGACGCGACCCCGGACATCGCGGAGCGGCTGCGCGACCCGTGGGACAGCCTGCACGCCTACGCCCAGGTCATGGACCAGGAGACGGGCGGCCCGGTGCTGTATGACGCGCACCGGCTGACGGAGGGGTTGCAGGAGACGGTGCTGTCGTACATGAGCGACCCGCCGCGAATGGAGGACGGGAGTACGGCCTGGCTGGCGCTGTTGAAGCCTCGGCAAGCAGGGGCGTCGCTGACGGCGGAGTTGGGCGGGTACGTGAAGGCGGCGTACAGCCCGGGGTGGGAGCACGACTGCATCGCGGACACGCAGAAGCGGGCGGAGTACCTGCACGGGCGGGTCCACTTCACGCACGAGCGGTGGCCTCGGGAGGTGCGGTCGCCGACCATCAGCGCGGCAGAGCGGAAGCAGCTCACGTTCAAGGGCGTGGGCGGGTCGATGCAGGTGCTGTCGGCAGAGCGGGACAGCGTGGGCATCGGGTTGAGCCCGGACTCGCTGCACGGGTCGGAGGTGCCGTTCTGGAGCGACGCGGGCAAGGTGTGGACGGAGTTGTCGCCGTCGATCCGCAACCGGAAGAACAGCCTCGTGGTCATGGAGAGCACCCCGGCGCCGGAAGGGACGCCTTCGGTCGAGTTCTGGCGGGACCTGTGCGACACGGCTCGGCGAGGGCAGGGGCGCTGGGTGTATGCGTTCTTCCCGTTTTGGGATGGGAAGTTGAACCGCCGGACGTGGAAGCCGGAGGACCGTCCAGACCTTGAGGAACTGCGGCTGCTCGAGAAGTACGGGGCCGCGGGGCTGACGCTGGACGGGCTGGCGTTCCGTCGGTTCACGATGTCGGACGACCGGGAAGTGCGGCGCAACCCGGAGTTGTTTGGTGTGTGGTACCCGTTTGACGACCTGTCGTGCTGGGCCGGCGTGGTGTCAGGGGCGATCCCGAAGCACGCGCTCGAGCGGCACCACCACGAGGCGGACGTGGAATGGCGCGGTCCGCTGATGAAGTACGAGCCCTACGAGCCGCACCGGGCGTATGTCATGGGGGTGGACCCGACGGGGTACACGGGTCGCGACCATGCGTCGATCCAGTTGCTGGGCGGGGACTCGGACGGGTGGAAGCAGGCAGCGTGCTACGCCTCGGCGGCGACGACCCCGGAGATGCTGGCGGACATCGTCTGCAAGTTGGGGGAAGAGTACGGCAAGCCGATGGTGGTGGTGGAGAGCAACGGTGTCGGCCAGGCCCTGTTGGCGTTGCTGTCGCAGCGGGGCTACCCAAACCTGTTCCACGAAGCGAAGGGCCGCCCGGGCAAGGTGTCGACGAGCAAGAGCCAGGCGCAGATGATCGCGTGGCTGACGGATGCGCTGCTGGACGACTTGACGTTGCACGACCGGGACACGGTGCGGCAGTTGGGGTCGTACAAGCAGGACAAGATGGTGGAGACGGACGAGCGGCTGATGGTCATCCGAGGCGGGCGCCCGGGGCGCGGACGTCGAGAGCGGCACCACTGGGACAAGGTGTCGGCGCTGATGATGGCGGTGGCGGGGACGCGGTTCGTTCCGGTGCGGGCGCGGAAGGTTGCGCCGCCTCCGGTGCCAGCAGGGTTGTTTACAGACGGCTGGGGCGAGAAGGCGATAGAGCCGCACGCTCGGGTCCGGGTGGCGAGACATGGTCGTAGACGGTAACTTCTTTCTCTACTTTCGAGGGCTTTCAGATGACAAACGAGCAACGGCAGCGGCTGGTGGAGTGGCACAAGGACCAGGCGCGGACGGAGTGGCCGCGGCAGCAGAAGTTCCGCGCGTGGTACGAGGGCCGGTTCTGGGACCAGGAGCGCCGCAAGGAGCGCGACCTCGGCATGGATGACACGCGCGGGGCGGAGTTTGAAACGCCGTACACGTATGCGTACATCCAGACGATGATCGCCAACATCGTGCCGACGAACCCGCAAGTCACGGTGAAGGCGCTGCGGAAGGGGCGGGAAGACGCGCGCAAGGCCCGCGAGGCGCTGGCAAACGACGTGCTGGTCGATGACAGCGCGCACACGAGCCTGTGGAAGCTCTGCACGCTGGCGGCGCTGGATGGGGCGGGGTTCGTCAAAGCGATGTGGAGCGAGAAGTTGGGGCGTCCCACGTTCCGGGTGCTGTCGAAGCAGCAGGTCTGGTTCGACGAGACGGCGGAGCGGTGGGAGGACGCGCGGTACGCGATCGAGAAGGTGCAGTTGACCCGGGCCGAGTTCGAGGAGCGGTCGCAGCCGCGCAAGAGTCCGCGGGGTCGCCCGAAGCGTCCGCTCTACAACCCGAAGGTGGCGGAGGGCGTGACGTACAACTCGAGCCAGTCGATCGCGGTGGACGGCCCGGACGAGGACCGGTCGCAGCAGATCTTCGAGATGGTCACGGTGTACGAGTTCTACGACTTCACAAGCGACAAGTTCTACCACATGCTGGACGGCAACCCGGAGCCGCTGCTGGAGGCGGAGTTCCCGTACAAGAGGCTGAAGAACCCGTACCGGCAGTTGATGTTCAACGACAACACGCGGAACCTGAGGGGAATCTCGGACATCCAGTTGATCGAGGGCCCGCAGGAGGTCCTGAACAGCCTCAACGCCGAGGAGGTCCGACACGTTCAGGCGGCCATTCCGGTTGTTCTGCTGGACGGGGCGGCGCTTCAGGAGCCGGACCAGTTGGCCCGGCAGTTGGGGAAGGTGCGCTCGTCGGGCGAGGGCATCGTGGTCCAGCGTTCAACGACGGGCGACCGCGTGCCGCTGCGGGAGATTCTGGCGTACACGCCGACGCCGACGCTTACCCCGTCGTGGTCGGCGATGAAGCAGGAGGCCAAGAGCGCCATCAGCTTCACGCTGGCGATCGCCGAGTACCAGCGGGGCGGCGTCGGCAACAGCGACATCGCGACGGAGCTTGCGCTGGCGGACACGAGCATCCGCACGCTGAACGGGCGCCGGCAGACGGCGGTGTACGACGTGGTGCGTTGGATGGGCGAGGGCGTCATTGCGCTGTACGAGCAGTTCTGGCCGATGGACGACGCGGGCGAGCCCGAAGTTGTGGACCTGATGACGGGCGACGAGCCGATGACGTTTCGGAACGAGGACCTGGCGTTCGGGGAAACGTCGCCGGAGTACCGTTTCCGAGCCATCCCGTACTCGGCGGCGGAGAACAGCCGTATCGTGCAGGCGCGGGCCATGATCGACAGCCTGCCCATCATCCAGTGGCTGTCGGCGCTCGGCGTTGTGGACGTGCGCAAGTGGGCGGGGGAGTTCACGGAGGTCTATCGGCTCCCGGACATCCTCACGCCCCCGGGCACGCCGCCTCCGGGCGGTGCGGCACCGCCGACGCCGCCGGGGCCCGCGACCGAGGACACGCTCGCCACAGGCGCGCTGCCTGACACGGCGGAGATCAGCCCGGCTGGGCCACGGGTGGTGATCTGATGCGGCTCTACGACCTCTACTGCGCGTGCGGGTGGTCCGAGGACGACGTGCTGCTTCGCCACGCCGAGCGCGCGGCGGCTCGTTGTCCGGAGTGCGAGGGCGAACTGCGGCACCGCATCGGCGTCCCTGCGGTGCTGGGGCTCGCCAAGGTGAAGTCGTTCGGCATGACGTTCGAGAACGAGCGCGCGGCCACGCAGTTCATGGGGCAGGGCGACGTGTTGGAGGGGTCGGAGAAGACTCGGTTCATCGACAACGCGCGGGAGAAGGGCGAGAAGGCGGCTCAGGCGATGGGCTACCGCGACATGGAGCACCGGAGCGAGGACTGCAAGCAGATCACGCGCGACCAGCAGCGCATCGCTCGCGAGGGCCGCAAGCCGTTCGCGATGCCGAAGGTGTGACGAAAAGTCCGTCGTTTGACAAGTTGACACGGCCCCGGGGGTGGTGTAGAGCCTACCCATTCCCGGAGCCTCTTCATGGAAACGCCCGCGCAGGTCATCGCCAAGATCCGGAACGCCCCTGACGACATGGAGGCGATGAAGGTCCTGAAGGAGTGCGGCTACGAACTGAAGGCGATGGAGGAGCCTGAGGAAGGCCCGAAGGTCGAAGTCGAGTTCGGGATGGAAACCGACCCGCGGAAGAAGTTCATCAAGGACCGGCTGGAGATGGCCCGTGGAGCCTGATGTCCCGGCCGCGCCGCTTCCGCCCCCGCCTGTCGCCGCGGCTCCCGCTGCTGCGCCGGCGCCGGAACCGGCTGCTGCGCCCGCGTCCTCTTCAGTCGACTGGTCGTCCTGGGATGGCCGGCTGGATTCGTTGCCGGAGACGGAGCGCGACCGGTACAAGCCGATGTACGAGCGGCTGTCGAAGGAAGCCCAAGAGGCCCGCGATACGTTCGACCGCTTCATGCAGGGGCTTGGCGACGACCCCCGGCTCGGCGAAGTCGAGGCGGCCAAGAAGCAACTTGCGGACGAACTCGGCCTTACCAAGAAGGAGGTCGAGCGGCTGATGAACGACCACAAGTCGCTCCAGTCCGAGTACGAGGCGTACCGGGCAGAGCAGGCTGCGGTCGAGTTGGACCGCCTGTTCGCGAAGCACGCGGAGCAGGCGAAGGACCCGAAGTGGGGCGAGTCGCTGCTGGAGGCGCTGAAGGCGGAATGGGACGTCGAGGACGCTGCGCGGTTCGCGTCGCTTCCGGCGGACGTCCAGGACGCTGCGCGAGTGGCGATGAACAAGGGCGCTGACCCGGCGGTGGCGCTCGAGTACGCCGAACTCAAGGCGGCGCAGGGGGCCAAGGCTCCGCGCGTCCAGCCCGAGTCGGTGGAAGTCGTCGCGGGTGCCCACAGTGCTCGCGTCTCTCCTCCCGAGGTCGTGTCGACCAAGGGCCTCAACCGTGGTCAACTCCTGGAGCTCAGGCTCCGGGGGAAAGCCTAAACCTCTCCCTCCGTAGGAGCGCCACATGGCCGACGCCGATCTCTCTCTCATTCTCGAGGACTTGGTCAACAGTCCCGAGGTGGGCTTCGTCACCAACAGCCCGATCCTCTCGCACATCGTCAAGGCGAACAAGATCCGCCCGATGGACGGCTGGGCCGGCGAGTTCCCGCTCACCTACCGCGGTCCGTCTGACCCGATCGCGCTGAACAGCGGGTACGAGACGTACAACTACAACTCGAACAACGTGCTCGCGACCGGCACGTTCCGTCCGGGGCGTCACATCTACCCGTGGGGCATCTCGAACGCGGACTTCGACGTCGCCGGCGGCTCGCGCGACGTGATCGACGTCGTGCAGAAGAAGTCGGAAGCGGCACTCGCCGACTTCGAGGACCAGATGGGCTACGCCATCGCGTCCGGCGGTGACAGCA